TCTCCCCATAAAAGGACAAAATATCCAGATAAGAGAAGAAGATTACCAATGTATCTTAAAACATTAGATCTTGACATAAGGGGTTGCTCCCGACCAGGGCAGGTTTATAGTCTTTCCGAGACTATACACTGACTTTAACTTCATCAAGATCACTATAGATATATTCCATAAGAATTTCATAGTCATCAAGAGGATCGCCAGAAAATACAACTCCAGCATTTTCATAATATCGCTTTACCTTTTTATAAAGTTTCGGATTCTTTACATCAAGGTAAAATTCACCATTTGCTGCACCACGAAGTGTTTGAATGTCTTTCTTGAATTTAGAAGTAATTGTCATTGCTTTGAATGTTGACTTTGTTATTATAAAAGACGTGTGGTTGTTTGTCAATAGGACAGAAACTAAACTGTCCATGCTCCTTGCGTGGATCGAACACGCCTCAGGCGAATTATGAGTTCGCTGCATTCACCAGATTGCTAAAGGAGCGGAAAAATTAATTAACAAGCATCATTATGATCACACAAATAATTATGATCATTTTCAAGTTGAACTCCACAATCAGATAATACTAATAATGCGGAACATTTATTTCCCATTATTTTATATTGATCACCTTGTTCAACTCTAGCAATATAATAATTAAAATTTTCTTGAAATTGTTGAATTGTAATTGTGCTAATCATTTTAATTTAGGTCCGTACATCCAAGTAACTAGAGATATTCTTTGTCCTTTTGTTACGCGAGAAACTTTATGAGGTATTCTAGAATCAAATATTATCATAGTACCTTTTTCTTTTGGTGCCTTAACACTTCTACCATGATAATCTATAAAATACAGATCACCACCTTCATATTCAGAAGGATCAGTAACAAGTAAACTAGCACTTAATTTTCTAGTAAAAAAAGGATTAGTTGATGTTCCATAATCACTATGCCAATTATAGTGCCCTTGCGTATTATATGTAGTTATTTGTATACTCTCTAATCTATTTAAATCATACTCCCATATTTTTTTATTACTTAACCCAATATAGTGGGAAAAAATACTACAAACCCAATGATCTTCATACCACCAATTAATTTTAGAGTTTCTTATTTTTTCATCCTTCCTACCAAGAATATCACCACCAACTTGAGCATCTTGAAAAATTTGTTGATTTAATGTTTTAATTTCTTCAACCATTAAATCCACTAATTTTTCTGGAACCACTTGTATATGAAAATCTACTGCTTCTGCTACTTTATGGGCAAACATAATGATGTAATAAAATAGTATAAACAATCGGGGTGACAGGATTTGAACCTGCGGCGTCTCGCTCCCAAAGCGAGTGCTCTACCAAACTGAGCTACACCCCGTTAGTTGATTTATTTATCATAACACGAGAAGATCCTGATGTCAAGCATTTAAAACTTCAGATAGTTCTGGAAATAAATCCAGAGTATTTTCATTTCTTATGGTATCCATTGCATTAATAAATTTTTTAAATTTAGGTATCAAGTTTGTCTTATCATTGTTTAGTTTTAAAATATTTTTCATAACTTCAAATTGTTCTCTAGATATTTCCGAATTATTTGGAATTAAAAAATTATTAATATGATCATCTATTTTTTCTATTATTTTATTTTTCACTTCCAATGGAAAAATATCAATGGATAAGTATTCAGGTCCAGTTAAAAAATAGACATTAAAACTATCAACGGTTTGTATTAATTTATTTTCATACAATTTTTTATGCATATCAAAAACATGAAAAGCATTAATTGCTTGATAAACACAATCTATTGTATATTTTTTATCATAAACATTTCTTAGATGATTTATATTGTCAACTAACGTATCCCAATTCAATCCATTTCTAATTAATTCACCACATTTACCATACCCATCTAAACTGATAGTCAATCCAACACTATCAAACTTTTTCCAAAGTTCTACAATATCATTGCCTCTGTAATTTATAATACTAAAATTGGTATTATAAATTAATCTAACATCAAATCTTTTAAGTTCAATTAATTTATCGATAATCTTATAGTGATCTTCCATAATTAAAGGTTCACCACCAACAAAATATATCTCTTCAACAGTATCAAATAAAGGTTCTAATTGTTCCCAAACATCTATTTGTTGTATTGGATTAGCATCTTTATTCTTTAAAACTTTTTTTATTTCATATCCCCAAGAACTACTGAATTCTGGGCAGCACATTCTACATTTAAAATTACAAATATTACTAAACCTAAAATCCCAATAAACAAAATTGAATTTATCAACTGTACCATTTTTTTTAGTTGATTTAACAACATCATAATGGTGACTAAATTTTTTATTAATTTTTTTTCTTAAACTATCATTACCAAGTTTTTCATTAAAATTACAATCTTTACATATGTCTAATTCCTTTCCATTCAATAAATCAACTCTAAATTTTCTAACAGCATAATTATTCCAAATTTGTTCCAAAGAATTATACTTTATATTACCAAAATCATATTCATAATTAGAAACACAACATGGATGAACATGACCATCTTGCCTTACATGTAATCCCACCCAAGGCATTATACAAAAATATTTGTTCCCATCATTCATATATTATTTTTCGATTTTATGTACGATCATAATTCCCATGGCAGGAACTAAAGTTAATGCACACCCAATTATAAAAAGACATGCTGGTGTATTTAGAATAAATTGTACAAATTTAATCATACTAATTATTGTGGATATGCGTTGTTAAGTCCCCAGTAAATAAACCATCCAATAAGAACAAAAATAAAAATAGCATTGAAAAAAACATTTAACATTAAAATCCTCCTCCATTTCTAAACCCTACAATATACCCAATAATTATTCCACACATAAATGCAATAAACATATAAAGAATATGAGAAGTAAACTCAATAAGAATTAACCATTCATTAGTTGTCATTAGTTTCATCCTCATATCTACAAGGTTCTTCAAATAACTCTTCCATTTTTTGCTGAAAAACTAATTCTTGCAATTCTTTTAAATCTTCTTCTGTGATAATCATTTTTTAACTTAATTGAACATTTAACCATGGAAATATTGGTGGTATTACTCCAATAAGTCGAAGAAGACCTTCAGCAAAAAGTGCAAGAACAACCCAACCAACACACATTGAAATAATCGAAGCATTACGATTATGTCTTCGTATGGCATCATCAATCATCTCCTGAACTTCAGAACGAGTTATATAATCATCATCAAAAGGTTCCATCATTTTTCGTCGCCAAGAAATTTTGCTAATGGGTCTTTTTTAGTTTTAACTATTTCACATGCCCTTTTATAAAACATATTATCCATATTACCAGACTTTTCAAAAGTCTCCTTGATCTTCACCCAATTGTTATAGGTATGCTGATCCATAGGGCATTTTAATTAATTACTACTAGTTAGTCTAGTGAGTACTTTTACTTTGTCAAGTTTGTGTTCATATCGTAACACTCATTAAAAAAATATAAAATTTTAAAACGGAAAGGGTGGGATTCGAACCCACGGTGCTCATCACACGGCAGTTTTCAAGACTGCTACCTTAAACCACTCGGTCACCTTTCCAATGGTGATGAAATATATTATAATATAATAATTAATATCTGTCAACACATGTCATTAAATGATTTATTATTATCACTTGGGTATGATGATAATTCAGAACTATTTAACCCATCAGATAAAATAACAGAGGAAAAACTATATGATTTAAACGGAAAGAAAATAATAATCAGACAATACGTAATAGAATATAAAAATAAAAAGAGTTATTTAAATTCCGAATATGAATACTCATCATATTATTATTCAGAAGAAATAGTTAAGAACAATATACTTGAATTAATTTCAACCATAAAATTCCCAGAACCTGGAAAAATATATGATGTTGGATGGGAAGCAACTTATATAATAGATCCTAAATTATTCACAAAAAAAGAACGAACGAAAATTGCAATAGATTCATTCAAGACATCAAGAAAATATTTAAATGGTGTTGTGGGAAAATATGAACCTAAACCAGGAGATATTATTGGGTCACGACCATTAGGACTTAAAATTGATAAAGGATATACAGAAGAATCTGAAAAAGA